TTATGAACCCTCCGTGCCCGTAGCCTTATGATCTTCAACTGAAACGGCTTTCTCGGGTGCGCCGCTGGGCGCTCCGGGACTATTCCGGGGAAGTCCCGCAAGGCCGCGCTTCACGTCGGCCTCGACGGCGTGGGCGTAGACGAGCGTCGACTTGATGTCGGCGTGGCCCAGCAGCTTCTGGGCGAGGCGGATGTCGCCGGTCGCGCGCAGGATCTTCATGCCGCTGTTGTGACGCATGTCGTGGGCGCCCTTCATGCCCTTGGCCTCGCGAAGGCCGGAGCGGGTCATGGCGCGCCGCAGGGCGATGGCTGCGCCGTGGTAGGTGAGTGCGCGCAGGCGCGCCGGCCGGCCGGGGATCTTGGACGGAATCTCGCGGAACCACACGGTGTCGATCTTGCCGCCGGGCTGGGTCCGGTTGGCGGCCTCGGCGCGGCCCTTCCGGGCGGCGAACATGGCGGCGTCCTCAGGCAGCAGGGGGATGACGTGGTCGTCGCCGCCCTTGCGTTCGCGCAGCTTCACGCGGGCGTCGTTCACGTCGTCCACGTCCAGGTCGCTGAGTTTGAAGAACAGCTCCGACAGGCGACAGCCGTAGCGCGCGCCGAAGTCGATCAGGTCGTGCCAATGGGGCATGACCTCGTCGTAGACGAGCTGCTGGTCGCCGGCCGCGAACTCTCTCGGCTTCGGCTTCGGCTCCTTCATGCGGAGCGCCACCCAGTTGATCTCGGGCAGCTTCGCGCCCCAGACCTTGCGCGCCCGGTTCAGGATCGGCCGCAGGGCGTCGATCATGTCGCGGTTCACCGTCGCCGGCTTGGGTAGATATTCCCGCGCGCCCGGCGCGTCCGTCTTGGTGAAGGTCTGACCGCGGCGGACCTGAATGCCCTGGGCCACCACATCGGTCGTGATCTCGCCCAGCTTGAGGCCCGGCCCGATCGCCATGACCATGCGCTCGATGCGCCCGAACAGCCGTTCGGCGTCTTTCAGGGTCGAGCCGTGTTCGGTCCAGTAGCGGCCGGCGGCCCGGTCCAGCGTCATCTGGGCGGCGTCGTCCAGCAGGCCGAGCGCCGCCTTGTTGCGGATGTCGCGCTCTACCTGTTCGGCCGCCCGCTTCGTCTCGACGCCCGTAGAGCCGTGAAATCGACGACCTTTGATCTGGAAGTCGTACGCCCAGTAGGGGCTTTTTCGGGGGCGATAGACGGACATGGGGCGGCACTCTCTGTCAGGTACGCGCGGATGTCACCCTCGGTGTAGCCGCGCGTCTTTCCGGCCCCCTTGCGAACGGCGCGGATGATCCCGGCATCGGTCATTTCCCGCAGCGTCTTCACGTCACAGCCGATCAGGTCCGCGCAGGCGTCGGCCGTGATGATGCAGGCCTTGGCGAAGGCGGCCTGAATGCGCGCCTCGGTGACCGGGCCGATGACGGAGGGCGCGCGCAGGACGGGAGCGACGGCAGGGCTGTTCATGCCGCGACGCTCCAGACGCCGGGGGCCTCGCGCCGGAACGGCCCCTGCTGAAGCACGCGGCGGATGGTGGCCTGATAGGTCGGGTTGCCCGACGCCTTGGGATGGCGGGCGAAGGCGCGGTAGAGATCGTCGAGGCGGGCCGGCGCGCCGTGGCGCTGCATCCAGTCCATGACCGCCTGACGCCACGTCTGTTCGATGGCGACCGAGGCGAAGTAGCGGGGCAGGACGAGCGGCACGAACTGGCCGTCGAGGCCGCTGAAGGCGAGGCGTTCGGCCTCGTCCGGGCCATAGGCGCACAGGACCGAGGGCGCGCCGCTGTTCGCCGCCCCGACCGAGCCGTCGGGCCGGTGAAAGGACAGGCGGCCCCGCAGGAACAGCAGGCCCGCCGCGCGCTCCCACACGCTGCCGAAGAACTCGCGCGTCTCGGTCCGCGCGAAGATCAGGGCGACGCCCTGATCGTGGTCGGCCATTCGGCGCATGAAGCGGGTGAAGGCTGGGCGGCTGTAGGGCGGGTTCAGCCAGACGCGCCCGAACCACGGCAGGGCCAGACCGTCGTCGGTCTCGGTGTAGCGCGCCCGCGCCGTCGGCCACGGCTGGAACGGCGGCGTCGCCGGGTCGAGGTCGAAGCTGTCGGCGCCGCCCAGGGCGTCGATGACAAACGGCGGCGTCAGCCACACGTCGCTGGTGTCGCGGCCGTTGTGATGGGGCTGGGTCGTCATTCTTGGGGGCCGTCGTGAAGCACATAGGCCTTGGCGCTCACGTCGTACGAAACATGAGGCGGCCGGGCGGCCATGAACGCGGCGATGTCTGTGCTGGCCTGCTGCATCGAGATGTCGAACTCGCGCATCAGGTCGGCCCGCCGGATTTGGCCGAAGGTCTTGAGAGTCGCGGCGATGAACTCTTGGCGACGGTCCTTAAACCACCTCGACATCACCCGCCCTCCGCCTGAAACGGTGTCAGGCCTTGAACCGAAATCGGCGGGTGGGTGATGCCCCAACTATGCAGCCACACCCGGCCGGTGCGGGCGATCTCGGCCAGTTCCTCGGGCGAAAGCGCCCAGCAGGATATGACGTGGTGCGCGCCGTCCAGATCCTTGTAGCGATGGATCGGCAGGCCCAGCACCGTGCCGGCAGCGCGATCCTCGGGGGAGCCGACGAGGACGGCGTTGGCCTCGGGGAAGTGGGTCGGCTCGGCCATTACGCAGCCTCCGCCCGCTGCTCGACCGCGACGTTGGCGCGGACGAGGGCCTCGGCCAGCGGCGGGCAGACACTGTTGCCGCACATACGGCCCTGGGCGTCGAGGCTGAGGTCAATGCGGCGGCCGGCGGCGTCGAGGCCGTGGTCGATGATGTAGCTGTCGGGGAAGCCCTGCGCCCGGAACCGTTCGCGGGGGGTCAGCATCCGCATGCCGATGTCGGTGATGGCGTAGGTCTGGCCGTCGATCTGGACGGTGACGAGGCCGTGCCGATCCTTGGTCGTGTCGGTATGCAGCGGGCAGTCGGCGCCGAAGGCGTTCTCGCCCGAGCCGTAGTATTTCGTCAGGAAGGCCGAGATCAGGGCCGAGTGGTTCCCGCCGGCCGAGACGGAGCGCAGCGGGTCGTCGGTCGCCTGATCGCGCCGGTTGGAGCCGCGCATGGTCTGGAGATGCGTCGCCACCATATGCGGCCACGCGCCCCCCGCGGTGATGGTGTGCATCGGCTCGTCGCAGCCGGTCCACGGCTTCTGACTGTTCCGCATCATCATCAGATGGGTCGAGACCATGGCCTCGCCCCGGTTGGCTGTCAGGGTGTTGAGCGGCGCGCCTGCCGGATATTCGCGCGAGCCGCCGCTGTCGCCGTGGTTCACGACGATGAGGTTGGCGGCGACGACGCCTTGCGGGCCGGGCTTGGCGGTCAGGGTGCTGACCGGCTCGTCGGCGGCGTGGCCGGTGACGCCGGTATTGTGCTGGGCGAGGAAGGCGGCGACCCGCTCCGTCTTCGTGGCGTCGGCGGGGGCGACGAAGGGCATGACGACCGAGGCGTCGCCCTTGGCCGTCAGGGTTTGCAGCGGCATGTCGAGGCCGCGTTCCTGCGTCTGGCCCATGCGCCCGCCGACGCCGACGATGAACGGCTGGGGATTGTTGACGACGTAGCGCATGACGCCGCGCGCAACGCGACGCAGGGTGGCTTCGGCCAACGGGCGGACGGAACGCAGGCCGTAGCGGCGCATGATCTCTTCGGAGGTGTCGAAGATGGACGGGCACGGCAGGCTGAAGTCGATGATGTTCGCAGCGACGCGCCACGGCTTCTTCCTGCGGGCGATCACCTCGGGGTCAGTGGGCGCGCCGTGCGTCGGTGCGGGCCAGACGATCGGAAGGCCGTCGCATCGGGCGATCATGAACAGCCGCTTGCGGATGGTGGCGGCGGCGTTCAGCACCTTGCCGCCGTAGTCGCAGGCGCGCAGCTCGCGGAACTCGACCCGGTAGCCCTCCTTGCGGAGGGCGGCCTGCCAGATCTCGAACGTCTCGCCCTGGCGCTGGGGACAGGGGCGACCGTCCTCGGTCAAAGGCCCCCATGTGCGGAACTCCTCGACGTTCTCCAGCAGGATGACCGTCGGGCGGACGCGCTGCGCCCACATGACCACGACCCACGCGAGGTCGCGGATGTTTTGCTCGACCGGCTTGCCGCCCTTGGCCTTGGAGAAGTGTTTGCAGTCGGGGCTGAACCACGCGAGGTCGACGGGACGGCCCTTGCACACGGCGACGGGGTCGGCCTTCCAGACGGACTGACACAGATGCTGGGTCGCCGGGTGATTGACCCGGTGCATCGCCACGGCTTCCTCGTCGTGGTTGATGGCGACGTCCACGGCGCGCCCCATGGCCGCCTCCATGCCGGTCGAGGCCCCGCCGCCGCCCGCGAAGTTGTCGATGATCAGGCCCATTACATCCGCACCGGCATCACGACGTTGATGATGTGCGCGCATCCGGGCGTCGCCGGGTGCGGGTCGAGCCGCGCCGCATCGGTGCCGCCGTTGATACGGAACAGCATCTGGTCGGCTTCGGTCTGCTCCAGCACGTCCAGCAGAAACTTCGAGTTGAAGCCGGTGCTGAACGTCGGCCCATGACCAGTGACCTCGAGATCCTCGGCCGCAGCGCCCGCTTCCATGTTGCGAACCGTGAGGGTCAGCACCTCGTCCTCGATCTCCAGTTTCACCGAGCGGGACTTCTCGGCCGAGATCAGGGCGACGCGCTTGATCGCGGCATGCAGGGCGAGGCGGTCGATAACGATCTCGCGTTCCCAGTTCTGCGGAGTCGGCCGGACGTAGTCGGGGTAGGTTCCGTCGATGGTCTTGGTGATCAGGCGCGTTTCGCCGATTTCCAGAGAGACCCCGGTCGGGCACATGCTGAGTTGGGCGTCGCCCTTCGCGCCGGCCAGCAGGCGGCGGAACTCCAGCACGGCGGCGCGCGGCACGATTACGCCCTCGACGCCGACGCCCTCCGCCAGCGGCAATTGATCAATGACCAAGCGCACGCCGTCCGTCGCCACCACCCGGAACATGGGGCGGCCTGCGTCGGAAACGGCATGGAAGTAGGCGCCGTTGAGGTAGTAGTGCGTCTCTTCGGTCGATTGGGCGAAGTGAATGTGGTCCAGCAGGCCGAGAAGGTCGGCGGCCGGGAAGGCGAGCGTCGTCGCGCCTTTGAGGTCGGCGCGTGTCGGGAAGTCGTCCGCCGGCAGGGCCGGAAGCTGATACCGCGCCCGTCCGAAACGGACCTGGGCGCGTGGGTCGTCGCCGCTCGGGCCGATGATGGCGATTTCCGCCCCGGCGGGGGCGTTGCGCGCAATCTCCGACAGGCTGGCCGCGCCGACCGTGATGCGGCCGGGACGTTCAATGACCGCCTCAACCCGCTCGCGGATCTCCATATCCAGATCAGTGCCGGACAGGGTCACGCCCTCGCCCGAGGCGTCGATCAGGACGTTCGAGAGAATGGGGATGGTGCTGCGGCGGGGGACCACGCTGGCGACCCGGCTCATGACGCGGGCGAGGGCGGCTTGTTCGATCAGAATCTGCATGGTCAGTCCAAGTCCTCGTCGGCTTCGACTTCGCCGTCTTCGATGCCGTCGATAAGGTCGGCGGCGGCTTCCAGCGCCGCATCGCCCCACTTCCGCGCCCATGCGGCCAGTTCGGCGTCGCCGCCGAAGTCGCGGGCGCGGTCCAGTTCGTGCTTCGCCTGGGTGCGGTTGCCCTCGTTGCTGAGGGTGACCGCGGATGATGTGAGGGTGTGCCCCATCACTGATCTCCTTCGATTTGAGGGGGTGCGGGGCAGTCGACGACGTGGCCGTTGGCGTGGTCGCCGCCGCAGTAGCAGGGGGTGATCGGCGCGGCCGAAGCCTCGGCTTCGGCGATGGCCTGGCCGTCCGCGCCGACCACGAACGATTCGTGATTGCGGGTGCGCATGAAGGGCACGAAGTCGCTGTCGATGTAGCGCGCCGCTTCGCTGGCCCGCGCCTCGACGATGTGAAACCGCTCGCCGGGTTTGAGTTCACGCAGGGCGGCGGCGATCACGGCCTCGCGCGTCCGCTCGTTGCCGAGGTCGTAGCAGTCCTCGCCCGGCACGCCGGCCCACCATTCCCAGCCGGTCATGTCCCGACCTTTTGATCGGTCCCGTCCCAGACGAACTCGCCGTCGGGGCCGACGGGAAAGTGCGATCCGCAGCAGGCGCAGAACGTGCCGGAATAGAAAGTCGGCTCGCGGGCGTAGGTCTCGGCGAGGGCTTGGCCCATCGTAGTGACGCCGCCGCAGGTGGCATGGACGTAGGATCGCCGGACCGGCCGCACGAAGCCTTTCGCGCGTTCCTCGGCCGACAGCACCACATAGCCCTTCTGCATGCCCGTGGCGGGGTCGATGTCCCGGTGATCGTCGGTTACGGGAGAGCCGTCCGTCAGCGTCGTCCTGCTCATGACTTCCTCGTGGTGGTGAAGGTGAAGGTGCGGCCGGCCGGATCGGCGGCGATGTGCAGCATCCAGTCGCCGGTCTGGTCGACCTCGGCGACCGGCAGGGTGATGTTCCCGCCCAGCCGGTTGACCATGCAGATGAGGAGCTGCCCCTTCATCGCATCCAAGGCTGCTGCGAACTGCGGGTCCGATTGCGGATCTACGGGCAGGGCCATCACGCGGCCTGCTTTTCGGGCGTCTGCGGGAGACGGTTGCGACGGATGGCGGCCTGCAGCACCTCCATCGGCAGGCCGTCGATGAAGGCGTGGCCGATGAGGGTGAGGCGGTCGCCGTTGGCGTCGGTCGTGAAGACCGAGACGCCGGGGCGGGCCTGGGCGTCGCCGCGCACTTCGAGATCGACGACCGGCTCCATGTCGAGGCCGCGATCGCCGCGGGCGCGCTGGATGTGGCGGGCGAGGGCGTTGATGCCCTGAGGGAACAGGATGGGCTTGGCGTGAGCCTCTGCGGGCAGCAGGGCGAAGCGGATGTCGTCGGACATCGGGGGCCTCCGGCGGGTGTCGAGGGGGGTGAAGGCGTGGCCGTGGGCGGCCAGCAGGGCGACGGCTTCGCTCCAGGGCGGGCGCATCAGGCGGCCTCCCCTTCGTCTGCATCGTCGGCGTCTTCGCCGAAGATTTCGGCGGCGGACCCGGACGCCATGGCGTTCGCCATGTGGTCGCTGATGAGGCTGGCGGCGCCTTCCGCCGTCCAGTCGAAGGCCTCGTCTCCGAACTGGATGCTGTTGTCCGTCAGGAACTCGGCGAGGATGTCCTCTCCGTCCTGATCGACATCGACGCCGCAGGCGCGCAGGGCGACATCCATGGCCTCGACGAAGGCGGCTTCATCCAGCGTCGGGTTCGGGTCCGGCTCGTCCTCGGGCGTCTCCAGTCCAGCGGCGCTGTTGACGGCGAGGATCAGCAGACGCATGCGCGCCTCGGCTCGGTCGTCCCGCCGGCCGCCGATGATCAGCGTGCCGTCGGCGGCGATCACGTCGCCGTTGTGGGCCATGCGCCAAGGCAGGCTGGCGTCGGCGTCGACGGCGAGAATGCGGACCGCCTCGGCCGAGCGCGGCGTGGCGAGGCCGACGGTGCGGGCGGCGGCGAACAGGTCGCGTGATCGGGCGGCGACCTCGGCCTGACGGCGGGCGGCTTCGGCGCGTTCCGCCTCCTGCGCCGCGCGCTGACGGTCGGCTTCCTCGGCCTGGGCCTGACGGGCGGCCTCGGCTTCGGCGGCGGCGTCGATGGCGGCCTGACCCTCGGGCGTCACCTCGAACGGGCCGTTGAGCCACGGGGTGACGTAGACGCCCTCAGGCGGCGGGACGCCGACAAGGGCCTGCTCGACGCAGATGCCGTGGTCGCGCTCGGCCGCGTCCGGGCTGGCGTTCCAGTCGAACAGCTTCCAGACCGCCTCGCCCTGATAGCCGAGCGACAGGGTAAAGTGGCCCAGATGGTCGCCGCTCGTCTCGGGGGCGAGGGGGCGGTTCCGAAGCCAGCCCTTGGCGATCAGGTCAGGAATGCGGGCGTCGTCGCGGATGGTCGGTCCGACACGGATGTCGTCGTAGGTGTAGCGGGCCTGCGACCGGACGGCGTGCAGGATCTCGGCCAGCAGCAGGCGAACGTCCGGCTCCAGTTCGATGGGGGGCGGTTCGCTGTTCTTCGCCGCGACCTTCTTGCGGGCCTCGGTGATGGACAGGCGGCGCGGGTCGCCGTCGGGCAGGGCCAGACGGTCGAGGTCGGCGCTGTCCAGCCCGGCCAGCATGGCGCGATACTGCTGGACGTGTTCGATGCTCTTGCGGACCGCGTCCGCGATCTCGCGGTTGATGCGGTTCTCGGGCACGCCCTCGGCGGCGAGGTCTTCCGCCTCGGCCTCATAGGCTTGGGCGCGCTCCAGCGGGTTCAGGTCGCGGCGCTGGATGTTCTCGGCCAGAGCCGCGCGGCGCATGGCGCGAGCGTCGCCGTCCAGCACACGGCACAGGATCAGCCGGTCGTCCGGCCAGTGGCCCGCCTCGGCCAGCATGCGGATGGCGCGCCAGCGACGTTCGCCGCCGTTCAGGGTGTAGAGCGGCGCGTCGTCTGGCCAGTCGGCCGGGTCGAAGACGTCGGCGACGCGGACGGTCGGGTTCTGCAGCAGACCGCGATCCTTGATGCTGGCGGCGAGGCTTTCGAGGTCGGTCACGGCCTCGGCCGAGTCCCAGTCCCGGCGGGCGTTGTTCGGATCGGGGATCATCTGCCGCCATGTGAGGGCGACCATGCCGTCGGGCATGGCAGCGGCCGTGTCGCCATGCTCGGCGCGGTCGATGGCGGCCAGTTGCGCGCGCCCGTCGTCGGTCAGGGTGCGGGTCTCGACGACTGCGAGGCCGTCGGCGGCCAGTTCCTTGATCGTCCGGCGGACGTTGGATTCGCCGCGTTCGATGCGTCGGGCGATCTCGGCGATCTGGGCCGGGGCTGCGACGGTCGAGGCGGCCAGTTCGCGCAGCAGGGCGACGTTGCGGACGGCGAGGGCGTTGAGGCGGATCGTCGTCATGGTCACAGGCCCCGGATCAGCAGGGCGGCGGCCAGGAACAGGGCGACGGCGGCCATGGCGATGACGGTGCGCAGGCCGGTCCCCTGCCCTTGCGGCGTCGGGGACGGACGCAGCCGGGCGGCGCGGTCGACCTGATCGGCCACCTCGGTCAGGCGCGCGGCGACGCCGGAACAGCCGGGGAAGGCCTGTTCGGCGTTCAGAGCGGCGGCGGCCATGCGCGCCTCATGCGGATGCAGGGCGGCCTCATAATCGGGCAGGACGACGTGAACGCGGGACAGATTGTCGAGCGTGCGGTCGGCGAGGATGCAGGGTTCCGCCAGCGGGCGGCGCTCCAGCGCGATCAGCAGATCAGCGACCGGTTCGACCTCGGCCGTGCGACGGCAAACCCGGTTTGCCCGGTTGACCGGCGGGGCTGGAGGGATCGCGTCGATGCGCGGCTGGAAGGGGATGACGACAGCGGTTTGCATGGACGCACTCCGGTTGAGAGGGCGTCCGCACCGGAACCGGCGCTTTGGGGAAACCGGCTGGGCGTTCAGGGGGGGGCTTAGGAACCCATCCGGTGCGGACGGGCGGATATTCAGAATATATGAACAACGCTGTCAAGCGGCATTTTCACAATCTATGAATATACGTCCGCGTCTGGCGTCGGATGACTCGACTCCTGATTTCGATCTAGGGAATCAGTTGGCCGTTAACCTTTGACCGGACCCATGCCGCAGAACGCCGCCTATTACGTCCAGCCCTTTGACCGCCGCGCGGGACAGTTGCGCGCGGGCGAACCGATCGGATGTCACGATGAAGACCACGCGGGGAGGCGTGGCCGGGCGATGCAGCACCGCGTCGCCGGCATGGTGTTCTTCAAGATCGAAACCTCGGCCGAGGGCGACGAATGGACCGAGGTGGAAGTGCTTTCGACCGTCGGGGAGGTGCCCGGCGACTGGACAGGTTGAGCCGAGTGGGGCCTACTCGCCAGACGGGAGGGCTTGTTCATGTTGACGCTGGATCACTTCGTCACGGCGCGAGCCGGGTTCCGACGACGATTGTCTGAGGATCGCGCCGTGCGGCTGGGTCGGGAGATCAAGGGGCACGAGTTCGACGATCACGGGATGCTGATCGAAGTTGACGGGCCGCCGGCGCCGCCGATGGCTTTCCACCTGATCTATTCCGACAGCCGCAATCAGTTGACCGGACGCTGCGTCACCCTACAGGCGATCAAGGGCGAGATCTCGGACATCCGCCTATGGGCCTATTGCTACCTGCGGACCCAGATGCGGTCGTTCGTCGCCTCGCGCGTGGTCGAGGCGACCGACCTTTCCACGGGCGAGGTCCATGAGGATGCGCTCGGGTTTTTCCAAAGCCATCCCTTGCTGGCGCATCTGACGGCGGACCGGCTGGCCGCCATGTCGCCGGAACTGATCGCCCTGCAAGAATGTCGGGACGAGATCGTGGTGCTGAGTTTCATCGGCGCCTCGGACGGCGACTTCGATGACGACGAGCAGGATGAGATCCTCAAGCACGTCATGATGCGATCGGACGAAGCGCTGGATGAAACCTATGTCCGCCGTCGACTGCGTTCCTGGGTGCCGGACGAGCGAGCCTTTGATCGTGCGTTGAACAGGATCTGCGAAGGCGCGGGTGACGCGACCGCCCTCATGCGCACTATGAGGCGCGTGATCGACGCGGACGGCGAGATAGACGCCGAAGAGGTCGCGTTCGCGGACGAGGTGCAGAAGCGACTGCGCGCCGCCGGGCGGCTCTAACCGTCCGTGCCGGTCCGCGTAGCCGGAGCCTCTTGCTGAGGCTCGGGCGGCAGTTGCACTTCGGCGATCGCCGTGCGCAGGCGCCGGATCGCCATGGCTTCCTCGGGCGGCATCATCAGCTCAAACGGGCGGATATTCAGCAGCGCGCTGACCGCATCAACGTCCTCACGCCGATACTGCTGAAGTCCGTGCCACATCCGATGGGCCGAACCGGGTTGGTAATCCAGCTTGGTGACGAGGTCGCGCTGCTTGAGGCCGTGCATGGCGAACCACTCGCGCAGGTACCAGTCGTGGCCGTTCGGTTGTGCCATGTTCACATTCTGTGAGCATCGGACGCGGCGGTCTGTACCGCAGTTTGAAACATCACCCCCTTGACCGATGTTCAAAATATATGAATATCCGCCGCCATGGCCGACATCACGACCCTGGAAGCGTTTCGCACCGAACGGGGGCTGACCCTCGCGGCGGCTGCTGTCGAACTCGGTCTCAGGCCAACAAGCGCGAGCTGGCTCAGCGACATCGAGAATGGACGCCGCGACGCCTCGATGCGGTTGGCGCTCCAGATTGAACAGTGGAGCGGGGGACGTGTGCCCGCCGTTTCGATCTGCAAGCTGTTGGTCGGTCTGCATCCTGGCCCTCGGGCGGCTGATAACGACGCGACCTTGGCTGTTGGCGATGACGTTGGCGCCGGGAAAAACGGGGCCGGTTTCTCCCCCGCGGGAGTGGCGGCATGACGAACGCCCCCGCCCCGAACCGCTGGCTGAAAATGCTGACCCGCAAGCTGATCAAGGCCTGCGGCGGATTGGAGGAAGCCTCGACCGCATGCGAGGCCGAGTGCCGGCCCTATTCCGTCTCGCACCTGCACCGGGCGACGAAGGTCGATTATCCAGCGGCGTATCTGCCGGTCGATATCGTGCTGTGTCTTGAAGCCTATTGCGGCGAGCCGATCATCACCCGCGCCATGGCGGAGAAGCGGCCCAGCGTCGTGGCCGTCGGCGATCTGCGCGACGAGATCAGCGACGTGACCGAGCGGGCCGCCGCCATTCAGGCCCACGCCCGCGCGGCGCTGGCCGACGGCAAGATCGACGCGCGGGAGCGGGCCGAGCTGGAAGCCGCCTTCGATGCGGCGGAACGCGAGATGGCCGAGGCGCGCGCCGCGCTGGCCGCCCTGTCGCCCGGCGGCGCGTCATGACCCGCGCCCTGGACGTGGATTACAACTGGGTCGCGGGCAAGCGGGCGGCGAACGCCAGCTGGGCGGCCATCGCGCGCATGGCCGGGTGCAATGAGATCGATCTGCGCCGGGTGCATGACGTCGGCTTCATGGCCCCGGCCGTGGCGCGGCGCGAACTGCCGCCGCGCGAGCGGGTCGAGGCCGCCTTGCGCCGTGCGGGGCTGCATGGCGACTTCGCCCGGATCGTCGCCCGCCTGTGGCAGGCCAATGGCGCGCGGATGCTGGCCGGGGATCTGTGCAAGGGCGTGGCCGGCGGCGCGGCGGCCTGCAACATGGTGCGCGATGCGCGCACGGCGTCGCGCAAGCTGGGGATCGGTTTCGAGGTCAAGGCGGGCAGCGGGTTCGCCCTAACGCCGGCAGGCGTCGTGCGGGTGTCGGAGATCGCCGGGCTGGAACGGGGGCGGCCATGAGTGGCGCGAACCCGTACCGCAAGCGCCGCTATACGCCCGCCGCGCGCGTTGTGACGACCACGGACTGGCTGGCCCTGCTGAAACTGGCCCAGACCTGCGCCGAAGAGGCGGACCGCGGGGCCGGTGAGGCGCCGGACGCGCGTCTGCATCTGGCGACCCTGGCCAATCGCATCAACGCCGCCTCGCCCGAACTGTTCGAGAAGTCGGCGGGGGCGGCGACATCGGACATGGCGCGGGCCTTCATCCGCGTGGGCCGGGCGTTCGCCCATCCGGTTACGCCCGACGAAACGCGGCGCGACATGGCCCCGACGGTCGCGGACATGGCCGTGTTTCTGGACAAGCGCATCCACGCCATGGCGACGGCCGCATTCCGCGCCGCGCATCGCGGACGGCCCGAGGTGTGGCGATGACGGCCCCGGACAAACCCGGTTCGTCCGTCGCGCCGTCGGCGGAGATCCTGCTCTTTCCCGGTCGGCCCAAGCCGGTCGAACCCACATCGCCGCCCGTCCTGAAGCCGGGCGACATGATCGTGATGTGCGTCAACGCCAGCGTCGGTCTGTGGTGCGCCTGGCCCGTCGCCGCCGTGGATTGCGACGGCATGGTGATGGGTGTGAGCGACCGTTCCGGCCGCGTCCGGTGCGCCGGCCGGCTGAGTTGCGATCCGACCGTCTATGGCCTGAGCGCCGACAAGCACGAGGCCGAGGGGTTCGCTGCCCTGCGCTGGAAGACGTGGTCTGATCCCATCAAGGCGCTGCAGGCGTTCGCCGACATCGGTCTGGTGACGCCATGAAGGGGCGGCGGGCGAGCGACGCCAGCCGGATCGAAGCGGGGGACAGTCTGGACTACTTCCCGACCCCGCCTTGGCTCGGTCGCGCCCTGGGCGAGGTTCTGATGCGGCTGGCCCTGCCGATCGATGGGCCGTGCTGGGAGCCGGCCTGCGGCGAGGGCCACCTCGTCCACGGCTTGCGCGACGTGTTCGGCGTGGTCTGGGGTTCGGATGTCCACGACTATGGGCGCGGCTTCGGGCAGCGCGACTTTCTGGATGATGTCGAGCCGGGCCTGACGCGGTTCGACCGCGCGGCGTGGATCGTCAGCAATCCGCCCTTCGGTGTCAGGACGGCCGCGTTCATCCGCAAGGCGGTCGAGCGCGCCGATGTCGGCGTCGCCATGCTGCTGCAACTGCGGCTGCTGGAAGGCGTGGGGCGTCACCGCCTCTTCCGGGAGTGCGGCCTCTACGCCAGCGCCGTCGTGCCCCGGAAGGGTTCGGGCATGCGCAAGGGCCTGTGGCAACCCCGGCTGTCGAGCGCGGCGACCTATGGATGGTTCATCTTCGTGCGGCCGGGCGTCGTGCCGGGCTGGGCCGGGTTTGACGGCGAGGCGCGCCAGCTCTGGATCGACCCTGATGCGGCGGACCGCCTGACGCGGGAGGGCGACGCGGCCTTCGCCGGACTGTTAGGCCCTGACAACTGTCAGGGGCGACGCCCCGTCCGCCAGCCGCAAGGATTGGCGGCATGACGACCGTGACCCGTCCTCTCCTGCGCTGGCATGGCGGCAAATGGCTGCTCGCGCCGTGGATCATCGGCCACATGCCGCCGCACAAGATCTACGTCGAACCGTTCGGCGGCGCGGCGAGCGTGCTGCTGCGGAAGCGGCGCGCCTATTCCGAAGTCTACAACGACCTCGACGGCGACGTGGTGAACCTGTTCCGGGTGTTGCGCGATCCGGCGCAGGCGGGGTTGCTGGTCGACCTGATCCGGCTGACGCCCTTTGCGCGGCAGGAGTTCGTCGAGGCCTATGAGCCGTCCGACGATGCGGTCGAGAAGGCGCGGCGTCTGATCACGCGCAGCTTCATGGGCTTCGGTTCCAACGGCGTGCATCGAAAGGCCGGGTTCCGGGCGAACAGTAATCGGTCAGGCACGACACCGGCGCGGGACTGGCTGAACTATCCCGATGCCCTGGCCCAGATCGTCGAGCGGCTGAAGGGGGTCACCGTCGAGAGCCGCGACGCCATGGCGGTGATGGCGGCGCATGATGGGGCCAGCGTCCTGCACTACGTCGACCCGCCCTATCTGCCGGCGACGCGGGATGGCGGCGCCGATTACGCGCATGAACTGACGGCGGATCAGCATTCCGCGCTGCTGGCCTTCCTTTGCAGCTTGGAGGGGTCGGTCGTGCTGTCCGGCTATCCGCACCCGACCTATGACGCCGCCTTGCCCGGATGGAAGCGCGTCGAGCGTGACGCCCTCGCCGACGGCGCTCGAGCTCGTACCGAAGTCCTGTGGCTGAACCCGCGCGCATCTCGGGTGGAGGGTTTGCTGTGAACGGCGACCTGTTCGGATTCGACAAGGCCGACGACGGCCCCGCCCAGGGCGAGGTCGATCTGCCGCTGATCCTGCATGACGAGCGGCCTCGGGCGTGGCTGTTGGGCGAGAGCGACGACCGGCGCGAGGCGCATTGGACGCCCAAGAGTCAGGTGCGCCGCGGCGAGGGCCGCGACGAGAATGTGTGGACCATGCCGCGCTGGATCGCGCGGGACAGGGGGTGGCTGTGAGTTCGTTCGAGGCCGCCCTGAACCTGCTGCGTGAGCAGCGGCGCGCCGTGAAAGACGTGCGCTGGGCCATCATCAACGACCACGATCTGGCGAAGTCGGATCCCGGCCACCGGAGCGATCTGCTGGCCCAGACGCAGGCCGAGCAGGGCCAGCTTACGGCCGCCATCGAACTGCTGGAGAAGGTCGAGGCGGGCGATCTGCTGATCGTCGACGCGTCGACCGCCGCCGCGCGGCCGGAGCCTGCGCCGGACCCGGCGGCCATAGACCCGCGTCGGGTGCGTCAGACGGGCCTGATCAAGCGGTTCGTCCCGGAGGGCCGGGCATGAGCGACATCGCCGTCACGTGGGCGAAGGCGCAGGTGTGCCCTGATCGCAGCGCCAAGCAGGTGCTGGTCAGCCTGGCCGGTTACGCCGATGCGGCGGGCGAGGCGTGGGCCATGGTGCCCGTGCTGGCCTTCGAGTGTCAGACGACGGACCGGACCATCCAGCGCGGCCTGAGGGCGCTGGAAGGCGCAGGCCTGTTGAAGCGAACGGGCCGGTCCAAGGTCTATTTCAGCCGGCGCATGCCGATCTATCGCCTGCCTCTGGAAGCCGGACAGGCCAATACGCGCGACGCCATGAAGGCGCTGACCGAGGCCACGGGTGACACGGGTGTCACCCCAAGGGCAGCGAGGAAGGCCGCGCGGGAGGCTGTGGACGGGCGTGGCGGCGCGCGACCGGCGGCGGCGGAAACGACCGGCGAAGGGGTCTCAGCGGCGCTGGAATCGGGCGCGGCCGACGGCGCGCGGGGTGACGTGGATGTCACCCCGGACGGGCCGCTTGGGGTGACACCCGTGTCACCCGTAGACGACAGCCATGTCACCCCGTGGGGTGACACCCGTGTCACCCAAATAGGGAAGATAAATACTCAAGGGTTGAAACCCTCATCGCGGGCGCGCGCGTGCGAGGCGGCGTGCCGGATTTGGGCGACGAAGGCGCCGGAGCGGGTGTCGCCGGCCCGAGTCGATGCGGCATGGGCCGAAGCCATCCGGCGAACAGGCGAGACGGACGAACGTCTGCTGGCCGCCGTGACGGCGTGTGTGGCCCGCGACCCGGACTTCGCGCGGGACAGGGCGATGAACCTCGACCGCTGGCTGGACGAGGGGCGGTTCGCGCCGTGGCTGGACGCGGCGGACGCCGGGGTGATCGCGCGCGTCGGCTGGGCCGGGCCGGATCGGGTTCGGGCCGTCGTCGGCGATGCGATGGGGGCGGGCGCGGTCGCCAGCTACGTCGACGGGTCGGCGTGGGACGAGGGGCGGCAGGCCGTGGTGACGCGCACGTCGATCGCGGCCGATCGGCTGCGGCGCGGCGCGGGCCGGGCGCTCAAGGCCATCGGGGTTTCAGTCGAGTACGGGGAGGCGGCGCATGTCGGCGGCTAGGGCGATGATGCAGGACGACGGGGCGCTGGACCTGAGGCCGTTCGCCGATGCGCTGGACATGACCGTGCGGGCCGGCGGCGTGGCCGAACGGTTGCAGGCGCGGCGCGAGGCGGCGGGCGCGACGGCCGATCTGGACGGCGTCGTGGTGACGGGCGCGGACCTGGCCTTCGTGCGGCAGACCGAGGCGGCGATGGGGGCTGTCGAGAAGGGCGCGCGCGGGGCACCGAAGGAACGGGCGCGGCTGGGCGCGCGGATCAGCGCGCTGGGCCTCCGGCTGACGGCGGCGCATGACGCCAGAGCGGCGGAACGGCGTCTGGTCGAGACGACGCATCTGGACGCCAGCCGCGAGGGCGTGAGGATCGAGGCCGTCATCGAACGCCAGCGCGGGGTCCGCTATCTGCGCCTGACGACGCGGGACGGGCTGAAGCTGCTGCACGAACGCGACGCCTTCACGCCGCGCGACGCCCAAGGCGAGGTCCGCAAGGATCTGGAAGCGGTCAATGAGGCGGCCCTGCTGCTGGCGGTCGGCCTGCGCTATCGGGAACTGTATGAGCGTGCCGGGCCTCGGTTGAAGTCCAGCCTGTCGATCGACGGCGCGCCCGTGCGGGAACAGCGGACCTTCGAGAGGGAGGTCAAGGCGGCGCATCGGCGGGCGGCGCAGTCCGGCGTGCTGCGGAAGTGGGAGGCCAAGGTGGCGAGGCGTCTGGGCGACGATGCGCTGCTGGCCCTCAGGGCGGTCGCTGGTGAGGCGAAGACCATTTCCAGCGTTGAAAGCGGTCGTCGCCGTCAACGCAGGCTGACGGCCCTCCTGACGGCTGCACTCACGCTTTTGACGGACGAGGTCGTGAAAGGGGCTTGACGGACCGGACGCGATAACGGCATCAATCCGTCACCGCTTAGAACTGCGTCTCGAACCCGCCCTGGCCCCGCCTCGGCGGGTTCGTTGCGTCTGGGGGTCTGCCTTGCCGTCCATGCCGCCGACGCACCGCCCGGCGGGCGACCTGTCGAGGCGAGAGGCGAACCGAACCCACGATGCACGTCGCGGGTCGGCCCGCGAGCGGGGCTACACCGCCGCATGGGACAAGGCCTCGCGTGGTCACCTCGCCCGTCATCCCCTGTGCCTCTACTGCGCGCTCGTCGACGAGGTGAAGGCGGCGGATCTGACCGACCACCTCTATCCGCACCGCGGCGATCAGGGCGTGTTCTGGAACAAGACCTACTGGGTGTCTTGCTGCACCGACTGCCACAACGGCTTCAAGCAGCGCGTCGAACGCAAGGGCCGCGCCGCCCTCGACGCCCTAGCCATCCGCCTCGGTCTCCCGACGCTCCACTGACAGGGGGGGCGGGGGGTCAAAAGGCTGGAGGTCCGACCCTACGGACCGGCGGGGGCGTGAAATTTTTACGGGCGCGAGTTTCCGAACTATTTTTTTCTGAGAGGCGACAATGGCGAGGGGACCGAAGCCGGCTCCGGCCGTCGTCAAGGAGGCCAAGGGCAACCCCGGACGCCGCCGGATAGGCGCCGATCCGGTCGCCGACACCTCGGCGACGAACGGTGTTGCAGCACCGCCATGGCTGAAGGGCGAGGGCCTCGTCGCATGGCAGCGCCTCGCGCCGAACTTGACCCGCCTGAAGCTGTTGACGCCCGTCGATGCGGAGTCGTTTGGCCGCTACTGCCGGGGGCTGGCTCGCTGGCTGAAGATGCAGAAGCGCCTCGACGACATGGGCGAGGTCTATGAGATCGAGACGGCCAGTGGCACGGTCCGCCGGCCCGACCCGTCGTTCATGATCGGCGACCGGCTGGAGCGCCAACTGCTGGCGTATGAGGATCGGTTCGGGCTGAACCCGGCCGAACGCCAGCGGTTGTTCGCCGCGCGGTCGATGACGCCCGACCCCGCCAACGATCTGTTCGGCGGACGCCGCGACGAAGCGCCGGTCGCCTCGGGAGAGGCGCCCGCTCCGGCTCCCGCGCCGGGTCCGGTCGGTCTGCTGAACTGACATGCCGAAACAGCCCGCCCGGCCGCCCTGGGTCAGGGAGGCCGCGACATGGTCGGCGGCGCGCGGCCTCTGGGTCGACGGCGAATACTGGTTTGACGAGAAGGCGGGCGCTGCGGCGGTCGCCTTCTTTCACGACCACCTTCGGTTCACCGAAGGCGAGTGGGCCGGTCGCCCCTTCAAGCTGGAAGGCTGGCAGGAACACGACATCATCCGCCCGCTGTTCGGCTGGAAACGGGCCGACGGCACGCGTCAGTTTCGACGTTGCATCGTCTGGATTCCCCGGAAAAACGGAAAGACGGAGCTGGCCGCCGGGGTCGCCCTGCTGGCGCTGATCGGCGACGGCGAACTGGGCGGCCAGGTCTATTCGATCGCCAAGGACAAGGATCAGGCGCGGCTCGTCTTCTCCAAAGCCGGCGCGATGGTGAACCTCTCGCCGACGCTGTCGGATCTGCTCCAGACGTTCAAACCGTCCATCTACTGCGCCGAACTGAACGCCGCCTTCAAACCGCTCTCGGGAAACGCCACGGGCAAACACGGTTTGTCCATGTCGGGCCTGATCGGCGACGAGATTCACGAGTGGCCGTCGGGCGACCTCTACACCTTCGTTCACCAGTCGTCGGTCGCGCGCCGTCAGCCGCTTGAGTTTCTGATCTCGACCGCCGGCCAGCGCCTCGGCTTCGGCTGGGAGACGTTCGAGTACTGCGAGAAGGTTCAGCAGGGGATCATCGACGACCCCGAAACCCTGATCATCATCTACGCCGCCGATCCGAAGGCCGACTGGACCGACGAGGCGACGTGGCGGGCGGCGAACCCGAACTACGGCGTCAGCGTGAAGCCTGACTATCTGCGGGCCGAGTGCAAGCGGGCGCAGGAATCGCCGCGGCACGAAAACGACTTCAAACGCTATCACCTCAACATCTGGACTGAGCAAGCCGTGCGCTGGCTGCCGATGGACAGGTGGCGGCAACTGGACGGGCCGACCCCTTGGGCGGAAATGGCCGACAGTCTGAAGGGCCGTCGGTGCTTCGGTGGCGTCGATCTGTCCCAGACGACCGACCTCACGGCGTCGGTGCTGGTGTTCCCGCCGGAGGGCGAGGGCGACAAGTGGCGGTTCCTGCCCCGGTTCTTCGTGCCGGCCGAGCGCATCGCGATGCGGGTGCGGTCGGACCGCGTCCCGTACGACAAATGGGCGCAGTCCGGCGCGCTCATTCCGACCGAGGGCAACGTCGTCGACTACGACTTCGTCAAGGCCCAGATCCTGCGTGACGCCGAACTGTTCAAAATCGAAAAGTTCGGCTTCGACCCGTTCAACGCCCTGCAACTGATGCTGCAGCTTCAGGGTGAAGGTTTGCCGGTCGAGAAGGTGCGGCAAGGGTTCCTGACCCTGTCCGGCCCATCGAAGGAACTCGAACGCCTGCTGCTGGACGGCGCCTTCGACCACGGCGGCCATCCCATCCTTGAATGGTGCGCGAGCAATGTCGCCATCGAAATGGACGCCGCCGGCAACATCAAACCCAGCAAGGCGAAGTCGACCGAACGAATCGACGGCGTCGCCGCGCTCATCACCGCCCTGGCGTTGGCCGTCAGCGACGAGGGGCCGAAGCATTCGGTCTACGAGCGCCGCGGCATACGCATGATCTGAGGAGGTCGAATGGGATTTCTCCAACGCCTTCTCGCCGCCGCGTCACCGACGGCCACGGTTACGACCCCGCAGGTTCACGCCGACGGGTCCGGCGTCGTGGTCTATGACCTTCGCGACCCGCGAACCGTCGAACTGCTGCGGGGCACGCTCGTCACCGCAAGCGGCCTGTCGGTCACGGTCGAGATGGCGCTGCGAAACTCGACGGTTTTTCGTTGCGTCGATCTGATCTGCAGCGCCATCGCCATGCTCCCGCTGAACATGCACCGGGAGACCGGGGAGGGCGACTTCGTCAAGGCGGCGGATCATCCGCTCCAGCGCGTGTTCCGTCGCCGGCCGAATAGCTGGCAGACGCCGTTCGAGTTCAAAGGCCTGATGCAGTATCGGGCCTTGGTTCACGAAAAGGGCGCTGTCGCGCTGATCGTCAAATCTCGGGGCCGGATCACCGAACTGCTGCCGCTGAACCCCGACCGCGTCGACATCGCCCTGGGCGACGACTTTCAGGTCACCTACACCTACAGCCGCAAGGGCGGCGGTCAGGTGAAGCTGCGCCCGGACGAGGTGTTCCATCTTCGCGGCCTGACGTTCGACGGACTGAACGGCGTCTCGCGGGTGAAGAAGGCGGCTGAGGCTATCGCCATCGCCATTCAGGCCGAGCGCGCCACGGCCGCGTTGTTCAAGAACGGCACCTTCTCGACCGGCTCGCTGGAAGTGCCGGACGAACTTTCCGAAGAAGCCTATGAGCGGCTGAAGACGAGCTGGAACGAGCGCCATAGCGGACCGGACAACGCGGGCCGGACGCCCGTTCTGGAAGGTGGGGTCAAGTTCCAGCCGTTCGCCATGACGGCGCGCGAGGCGCAATCGGCCGAGTCGCGCCGATTTCAGGTCGAGGAAATCCTGCGCGTGTTCGGGGTTCCGCGCCCGCTGGCCATGCTGGACGATACGGGCTGGGGAACCGGCATCGAGCAGCTCTCGATCGGCTTCGTCCGCTTCGGCCTGAACCCGTGGTTCACGGCCTGGCAGGAGGCGATCGGGCGGATGCTCGATGACGCGGACGGCGATGTGGACGCCAAGTTCAATCCCGGCGCCCTGCTGAACGGCACGATGAAGGATCAGTATGACGCCTTCGCCAAGGCGGCAGGCGCGGGCGGCCACAAGCCGTGGATGACGCCGAACGAGATCCGCAAGCTTCTGAACATGCCGCGTCACAGCGACGGCGACGGACTGGAGATGGCGGCGGGTCAGGCCAAGCCTGCGTCGCCCGATGAAGACACGCCGTCAGACGAGGCCGCGTCCAAACTGCTGCAAGGCCGCCGCAAGAAGGTCAAAGACGATGACGAAGACTAATCCCGTCCCACCGGCTCCCGCCCGCCCCGCTTCGATCCCGACGCCCGTTCTCCCGGTGCGCCCTCCGGTGCAACCGCGCGGCATCGTTGGCCCGGTGCGCGCCAAGGATCGGCCGGCGGCGCTGCCGGTTCCGGCGCGCAAGGACGTGCATGCGTTCACCGGACCCGAGGTCTTCGACCGCTGGTCGGACGACGCCGCGGGGATTCGGGCTTTGGAGCGCGGCGACAACGTCATCGCCATGTTCGACGTGATCGGCGAAGATTACTGGACCGGCGGCGGCGTGACGGCCAAGCGGGTGGCGTCGCAGCTCAAGGCCATCGGCGGCCCGGTCGAGGTCCAGATCAACTCGCCCGGCGGCGACATGTTCGAGGGCTTCGCCATCTACAACATCCTGCGCGAACATCCGTATGAGGTGGTCGTGAAGGTGATGGGAATGGCGGCCTCGGCGGCTTCGATCATCGCCATGGCCGGCGACCGCATCGAGATCGCGGCGTCCAGCTTCATCATGATCCATAACTGCTGGGTGCTGGCGTACGGAAACCGCAACGATCTGCGCGACCTGGCCGACTGGCTGGAACCGTTCGATCAGGCCATGCGCGATGTCTACGTCGCGCGCAGCGGACAGGACGCCAAGGCCGTCGCCAAGATGCTGGACGACGAGACCTGGCTCTCCGGTTCGCAGGCCATCGACAAGGGCTTTGCCGACTCGTTGCTGGCGTCTGACAAGACGGTCGTGGACGAGAACGCCAAGGCCGAGGATCGCCGCGTCAACGAGCTTCGCGGGATGGAGCGCAGCCTGATCTCCGCCGGCATGGGCCGGGAGGCGGCGCGCGCCCGCATCGACAGTATCCGGGGCAAGCGCGATGCGGCCCCTGACCCCGCCGCGCGCGATGCGGGCGACTCCGGCCTCGCGGCCAGCCTCGACAAGCTTTCCCAAACCATCCGCGCCTGAGGCGCAAGGAGACCCATCATGAAGACCACCCTGCTTTCGGGGGCCGCTCCGCGCGCCCTCCGCGGCGCCGTGCGCGCCGAAGGCCCCATCTCGCAAGCCGAAGTGAAAGCGGCCATCGAGAAGGTCAACACCGCCTTCGAGGAGTTCAAAAAGGCGAACGACGAGAACGGCAAGAAGGCCGACACGGTCCTGTCCGAGAAGCTGGACAAGATCAACGCGGCGATCGACGAGGGTCAGAAGGCCATCGACGATCACGCCAAGCAGATCGCCGCCCTGAAGCTGAACGGCTCGGGCGACGACAACGTCATCGGCGAGATCAAGGCCGACCCCGAGTATGTCGGCGCCTTCCGCGCTCACATGCGCAAGGGCGACGTACAGGCGGCCCTGAACAAGGGCGTGGCCGAGGAAGGCGGCTTCCTCGCGCCCGTCGAGTGGGATCGTTCGATCACCGCGAAGCTGAAAGAGTCGTCTCCGATCCGGGAGAACGCGCGCGTCATCACCATCTCGACCGCCGGGTTCAAGAAGGTCTATACCGACGGCGCGATCGGTTCGGGCTGGGTCGGCGAGACGGCGTCGCGTCCGGCCACCTCGACCCCGGCTTTCGCCGAACTGTCGTTCATCCCCGGCGAGATCTACGCCAACCCGCAAGCGACCCAGCAACTGCTGGACGATGCGGCCGTCGATCTGGAAGCGTGGCTGGCGGCCGAGGTCGAGACCGAGTTCGCGCGTCAGGAAAACATCGCCTTCCTGTCGGGCAACGGCACCAACAAGCCGTTCGGCCTGCTGACCTATGTCACCGGCGCCGCGAACGAGGCCAAGCACCCGTGGGGCGCGATCCCGGTCCTGAACGGCGGTCACGCCTCCCTGCTGAACAACTCCGACAAGCTGATCGACCTCGTCTACAGCCTGCCGGCGAAGTATCGCCAGGGCGCGGCCTTCTTCATGAACCGGCTGACGCAGGGCGCGGCCCGGAAGCTGAAGGACGGTCAGGGAAACTATCTCTGGCAGCCGTCCTACCAACTGGGCCAGCCGGCCACGCTGGCGGGCGAGCGCATCGTCGAGGTGCCGGACATGCCGGACATCGCGGCCAACGCCATCGCCGCCCTCTACGGCGACATGGAGGAAACCTATCTGGTCGTCGATCGGATCGGCATCCGCGTGCTGCGCGACCCCTTCACCAACAAGCCGTACGTCGGCTTCTACACGACCAAGCGCGTCGGCGGCGGGGTGGCGAACCCCGAGGCCATGCGCGCCCTGAAGATCGCGGCCTGACGGCAGCGAGTCGGGAGGCGGGCCGGGAGCGATCCCGGCCCGGCTTTCTTGGTGGGGCGGCCGTCGCCCTTCCTAGCAAGCCGGGAAACCCGAGCCGAAGGAGAGACCATCATGGACAAGAAGACCGTCGCTGCCGGCGACGACAAAGCCGCCCCGGCGCCCGCCACGGAGTTCGAGGCTTCGGGCGCGCCGCATCAGGTCGTGGGGGATGTCGACCCGAGCCACCCGGCCGTGGACAACGACCCTCGCGCGGGAACCTCGGCCGATCAGAACCGGATCGACTTCAATGATCCGAATCTGACCGGCGCCGAGGGCGTGGCCCAGAACCTGGGCGCCGAGACCCCGGCCAAGTCGGAAGGCTGATCGATGGGCGTTCTCGTCATCACGCCGCCGGAGGCGCTCGTTTCCCTGACGCTGGCGAAACAGCACCTCAGGGTGACGACCGATGTCGAGGACGCCCTGATCCAGTCCTACATCGACGCCGCCTCGAGCTGGCTGGACGGCCCGAACGGAACGCTGAAACGGGCCGTCGGCCAGCAGGTGCTGGAAGTGTCAGGCGCGGGCTTTCCGACCTGCGCCGCGCTGCCCTGCGGGCCAGTCCGGTCGATCGTCGAAGTGGGCTATGTGGACGCCGACGGCGTCGACCGGATCCTGCCAGACGATCAGTACGTCGTCGGCCCGACGGACCGCCTGACGCTCGCGCACGGCGCCGTGTGGCCCGCGGTGCGCGGCGACGTGGACGGCGTCCGTGTCCGGTATCAGGCGGGCTTCGAGAAGGTTCCGGCGCCGATCCAGCAAGCCGTCCTGCTGCTGATCGCCCAGTGGTTCCGCAATCGGTCGGCGGTCAACGTCGGCAATATCGTCAACGAACTGCCGAACGGGGTGAAGGCCCTGCTCTCGCCGTTCAAGATCAGGAAGTTCTGACATGCCCCGCATCCGTTTCTCCAAGCCCTATGATCACCCGACCACGACGGGCCACCACGCCTATCCGCAGGGGTTCGAGGGCGAGGTGTCCGACGCCGTCGCCAAGGCCGCCATCAAGGCGGGCAAGGCCGAGGCCGTGACCGCTGCGCCGCCCTCGGGCGACAAGACCAAGCCCTGACGCATGGACCCCGGCGAGTTCGACAAGCAGATCACGGTCACGACCAAGGTGCGGTCGGGCCGTGACGCCGTGGGCGCGCCGGTCGAGCATTCCGCTCCCGAACTGCGGCCCTGGGCGAAGGTCGTTCAGGGCAGCGGTCGGGAGTTCCTGTCCGGCGAAGGCGAGTCCAGCGATCGCCGCGTCGTCTTCCGCCTCTACCGCGACGACCGGGTGACGACGGACAGCGTCGTCCGCTACGGCGAGATCGACCACGACATTCAGGACATCCGCGCCTTTGACGATGTGATGGAGCTGCACACCGTGGCGCGCGCCAAGCCGTCATGAAGGTCAGGTTCAAGACCCAGGGCTTCCGCGAAATGGACGCGGCGCTGGGCGAACTGAAGAAGGCGACGGCAAAGAACGTCCTGCGCCGGGCCGGCATCGCGGCGCTGGAGCCGGTCGCCGAAGTGTGGCGAGCCAAGGCCCCGGTCGATGATGTCGACGGCGGCCAGCTCAGGGACTCGATCGCGGTCTCGACCAAGCTGAACAAACGCCAGAAGCGGATGAACCGGAACCCTTCGGTCGTTGAGATCTATGTCGGCCCCTCAGGCGCGCCGAACGCGCCGCCTCAGGGCGTGCAGCAGGAATTCGGCAACGAGAACCACGGACCCCAGCCCTCGGGACGCCCGGCCTGGGACGCCGAGGGCGGGCGCCAGACGCTGGACCGGCTCGCGGTGTCGCTCGGCGCCGAACTGGACAAGGCCGCCGCGCGCGCCCGGAAGCGGGCGCTGAAGGTCAAATAGGACAAACCGGGTTTGTCGGGAGGCGCGCATGGAGGAAGCCCTGCTGTCGCGCATCGTCGGCGCGGATACGGTCAAGGCTCTGATCGGCGACAAGGTCCAGTGGGGCGTCCGCGAGGGCGACGCCTGCATCGCCCTGCATCTGATCGGCGATGAACCCGACTATCACCACGGCGGGCGTTCGGGCCTGAGCGCGGCGCGCGTGCAGGCCGATTGCTGGGGTTTGACCTGGCTCGACGTGAAAGCCTTGGGCGGGGCGCTGGAAGGCGCGCTGCCGGGTCAGGGCCTCGTCATCGGCGACGTGCGTTTCGACGCCTGCCTCGTTCTCTCGCGCGACATCGGCCGCTTCGGCGACGCGCCCAACATCCTGTTCCGCAACCGCCTCGACCTTCGGGTCTGGCACGCCACGGCCTAAGGAGGGCCTTTCACCATGGCTGCATCCGCCGCCCGCGCCGCCTTCGGCGTGACCCTGACTCGTATGACCTCGGCCGGCCCGCCCAAGGTCTATACGAACCTCGTCGAACTGCTGTCGGTCACGCCGCCGGAGCGGACGCAGGAGACGATCGACGTGACGCATCACGGCTCTCCGAGCGGCTTCCGCGAATATATCCCCGGCCTGAAGGACGGCGGCGAGGTCGCGTTCAGCTACAACTGGACGAAGGACGGCCAGACCGCCCTGATCACGGCCATGAATGCCGGCAAGGGCGAGTACAAGGTGCTGTTCGCCGACGGCTCGGCCGAGGTGTTCGACGCCATCATCACCTCGGTCGGCAACGATGCGCAGGAGATCGACGGCAAGATGGTCGGCTCGGGCGCGATGAAGGTCAGCGGTCCGCCGACCTATACGGCCGCCGCCTGAGGATCTGACGCATGACGAATCCTCTCAAGGGTCAGGTTGCGTTCGAGGCCGACGGCAAGCCTCTGACGGCCGTTCTGGACTTCAACGCCCTGTGCAGTCTGGAGCCGCACTTTCCGGGCATCATGAAGGGCGAGATGGACCTGACCTCGCCGACGGCGATCCGCCGCGTCTTTCATACCGCCCTGACCCGCCACCATCCCGAGGTCGACGAACTGGCGGCCGGCGACATCATCCAGTCGATCGGGCTGGAGAAGGCCGGCGAGGTCATCGGCCAGGCCATCACCGCCTCGTTCCCGGAGGCGGCCAAGGGCAAGGCGGACCCTCAGTAGCCGCCGAGGCCTGGGACTGGACCCGCGCCCTCGGGCTGTGGGTCGAGGCCGGGCAAGACCCCGACGCCTTCTGGCGTCAGACCCCGCGCCTCTATTCGCTAATCGTTTCGGCGCGGGGCCGGGTCGCCGAACGGGAGCGGGAACGCGACGCATGGGTCGCGCGAACGACGGCGGTTCTGATGCGTACGCAGGGCCGCATGCCGTCGCTGGACTTCCTGCTGGGTCGAAAGCCGAAGCCGAAGATTCAGACCGAGGCCGAGATGAAGGCCGCCTTCGCGTCGCTGAGGGACGGCTAGGCGGGGCGATGGGTGAGGCGGTTGGAGTAGTCTTCTCGCCCCGCCGGTCCGTCCTCGCCGCATAGCAGCGGGAGTTGCCCTAGCCGGTCCTCGTCCTCGATCACGACCGTGGCGCTTTCCACCCCGTGGATCAGAAACTGCTTCCAACCCGTGTAGGCGCCGAGTCGGTTCTTTGAGTTCAAGAACCCGCACAGGCGGCGGCTGTCGCCTCTGACATCCCGGAATCTCGCGCTGGGATAATCGAGAAGTTGCCTCTCAAGAGCCTGCCGCGCCCACTGAACCTGTTGTTCCGTGACTGGCCCGACAGACGCTGGATTGAGTGTGAGGGCTGCCAGCCCCGCCAGAACGATCGCTTTCATTCCGTCATCAACACCCGCGCGGCGGGAGTCCGCAAGGGGAGGGCTTCATGACCAACGCCGTCATCGGCGCCCTGCGCGGCGTCCTCGGACTGGATTCGGCCCAGTTCGAGAAGGGCCTGACGGCGGCGCAAAAGCGCATGCGGGACACGGGCCGCCAGTTTGAGGCGGTCGGCGCGCGCATGTCGAGCGTCGGGGCCGGCCTGTCGGTGGCGGTGACCGCGCCCCTGATCGCGGCCGGGTTCGCCGCTTCCAAGGCTGCGACGCAGGCGGCCGACGCCATGGGTCAGGTCAATGCGGCGCTGAAGTCGATGGGCGCGGCCTCGGGCAAGACGAGCGAGGAACTCGCGGGCCTCGCCGAAGGCCTGATGCGGAACAGCCTCTATGACGACGACGATATCCTGCGGAAGGTCACGGCCAATCTGCTGACCTTCGGCAAGGTTGCCGGGGCCGAGTTCGATCGCGCCCAGCAGGCAGCAGTCGATCTGGCCACGCGCATGCAGATGGATCTGCAGCCCGCCACCCTGCTGATCGGAAAGGCGCTCAATGATCCCATCAAGGGACTGACGGCCATGGGCCGGGCGGGCATCCAGTTCACGACCGTGCAGAAGGCCCAGATCAAGGCGATGACCGAGGCCGGCAACGTCGCCGGAGCGCAGCGTATCATCCTGGGCGAGCTGGAGCGCCAGTTCGGCGGCGCGGCGGCGGCGGCGCAGAACACCGACCCTTACGACCGGATGCGCGACAGCCTGAACAGTCTGTCGGAGAAGGTCGGAGCGATCCTGAACACCTATCTCACGCCGCTGCTGGATCGGCTGGCCGGCCTCGCGGACCGCTTCAACGACTTGTCGCCGCAGATGCAGACCATGGGCGTCGCTGCGGCGGCTCTCGCCGCGGCGCTGGGGCCGGTTCTGATCGTGGTCGGATCGGTCGTCTCGGCCATCGGCGCGCTGATCGCCTCGCCCCTGTTGCCCTTCATCGCCGCCGCCGCCGCTGCTGCTGCGGCCGTCGCCCTGGCCTTCGCTGTCTGGGGCGACAGGCTGACGCCGATCGTCAAGGACTTCGGGCAGGCCGTGGTCAAGGCCCTCGGGCCGACGATCCCGCCGCTGGTCGCGGCCGTCCGGGGCGCGCTGGAAGCCATGGCCCCGGTCGTCGAAAAGGCGGCCAAGGCCTTCATGTGGTTCGCCGGACCGGTCATCGTCACCGGCCTGCGTGCGCTGGCGGCCACGGTGACGAGCGCGTTCGAGGTCATCGGTCAGGCGTTCCGGGTGATCGGCAAACTGCTGCAGGGCGACTGGGCCGGGGCGTGGAACGCCTTCGGCTCCATGGTCAAGGCGGTCGTCGTCGGCATCGGCCGGGTGTTCGAGGCCCTGTTCCCCGGCGTCATCGGCAGCGTGAAGCGGCTGTATGAAGGCGTCCGCGACTGGCTGTATCGCAAGCTGGGCGAAGTGCTGGGCTGGGTCATCAACCGGGTGAAGTCCGTCGGCGACGCCTTCTACCGCCTGTATGACGCCGTCGTCGGTCACAGCTATGTTCCCGACATGGTGACCGAGGTCGGCCAGTGGATGGCCCGTCTCGACGACGTGATGGTCAAGCCGGTGCAGCGTGCGACGAGCAAGGCGGCGCAGGCCTTCCGCGATCTGCAGGAGCGCGCGAGCGCGTCTATGGAAGCCTTGTTGACGGACCGCGAGCGCATGGACCTCGCGCTCCGGCGTGATCTGCTGGGCTACGGTGACGAGCTTCGTGGCGGCGCAATCAATCAGCAAATCTACGACGAAAAAGTACGCCGCCGAATGGCGCAGCATCAGACGGAGCGGAACGGTCTCGACGCCGACGGCCTGTCCATGCCCGCGTTCGGCGGCGTCGATGACGCGACGCCGGAACTGGACCGGGTCGGAGAGGTGTTCGGCCAGATCCGCGACCGCATTGCGGCCTCGCGGGAAGCCTTCGCCGACGCCTTCAGCTATGCGCTGGAGTCGGCGGCGCGGGGCGACTGGCGCGGCGTTCTGAACTCGGTGATCAGCGACGTGTTCGGCTCGGCCCTGCGGTCGGCAGGGCGTTCCGTCTTCAACGCCCTGCAACGGTCGTTCGGCGATGGCGGCGGCGGCTGGGATCTCGGCAAGATCGGCTCGTCGATCGGAAGCCTGTTCTCGCGTCTGCCGAAGTTCGCCAATGAGGGCACGATCCGCGAAGGCGGGGGCGGCGCGATCGACAGCCAGTTGGTGGCCTTCTGGAAGTCGCCCGGCGAACGGGTGGATGTCTACAAGCCCGACCGGGACGGCGGCGCGGTCGGATCGATCGTGCGCGTCGTGCCGTCCAAATATTTCGACGTGGCGGTCGAGCAGGCCGCCGGGCCGGTCGCGGCGCGGACGGCGGCGGCCGGCGCCGCCTTCGCCATGCGCGCCGTGCCCGCCGAGATGGGCCGTCGCGGTCGTCAGCAGTTCGGCGGTTCGTTCGGATGACGATCGCCCTTCCGTCGTCGCCGGCTCCGCGCTCGGCCACGCCTCGGCCCATGACCCGCCGCCGCGACGCCACGCCCATCTTCAACGGCCCGGAATCGCGGACGCAGTTCCTGGGCGACCGCTGGGCGCTGGACGTGGAGCTGCCGCCCATGACCTACACCCAGGCCATGGCGTGGATCTCCGCCCTGACACGCGGCGGATCGGAGCGGGTCAGCCTTCCGTTCCCGCAGCCGGGATTCGACACGGGCGCGCCGGGCACGACGCTGGTGAAGGGCGCGGGGCAACTGGGCCAGTCGCTGATCGTGGACGGCTTCAACGCCTATACGGTCAAGGACGGGCAGTTCTTCAACGTCATCACCGCCGGCCGCCGCTACCTGCACATGGCGACGGCCGACATTTCCGCGGTCGCCGGTCAGGCGACGCTGGCGTTCCTGCCGATGCTGCGCCGCAGCCCGACGGACAATGCGCCGGTCGAACTGGCCGCGCCGCTGATCGAAGGCTTCGTCAGCGGGCGCGACTGGTCGTGGACCGTGGACCTGGCCCAGACAGTCGGGCTGGCCTTCACCATAGGCGAGCGGGAATAGGTCATGGCTCTGGACCCGTCACTGGACGCCGCCCTGCAAGGGGAGGCGCCGACCCTCTGCTGCCTGATGCGGATCACCCTGCCGAGCTGGACGATCCGGCTGGTCGACGGGTCGGCCGAGATTCCCTTCGAGGGCCAGACCTATCGCGGGTCCGACGCCGTCTACGGCGCCCTGAACGCGGTTGAGTCCGTCGTCGAACAGATCGGCACCGAGGCCCCGCGCGTCCGCTTCACTTTCCTTCCCGACAATCTCGACGCCTTGGCGGACATCACCTCGCCGATCTCGCAGGGGTCGGAGGTGATGATGTGGGCGGGCGCCGTCAACCCGGCGACCGGCCTGCTGATCGGCACGCCCGAACTGCTGTTCTACGGCGAACTGGATTCGGCGGAGATCGACTTCTCGGCCACGAACACGGTCATCACCATGGACGTGGCGTCGGCGTGGGAGCGGCTGTTCGAGGCCAATGAAGGCAACCGCCTGAACAACGCCTTCCACCAATCGCTCTGGCCCGGAGAACTGGGCTTCGAGTTCGTGCCGCAGGTCGGCCGGGCCGAGCCGTGGGGCTATGACGCGGCGCGCCCTGCCGTCGTGCGGGACGTGATCAGCGGGCGGCCCGGCAACGCGCTGCTGAGGGCCGCTGCATGACCGCGCTCGTCCGCCGCGTCGGCGCCGTCGAGGCCGCGCTCGCGCGCTTCAACGGACAGCCGTTCGTCTGGGGCCGTAACGATTGCGGGCGCTTGGCAGCCTTCGTCCTGAAGGCGCTGGGCGTCCGGCTGTCGCTGCTCAAGGTCGGGCGATACGACAGCGCCCTCGCGGCCCGGCGGCGGCTCAAGGCGCTGGGCGCCGACACCATGGCGGACCTGCTGGACAAGCATCTGCCGTCGGTCGCGCCCGCGACCCTGCTGCCTGGCGATCTGGCCGCCCTGCCGGGCGACGAGATGGGCGAGGCCATCGTCGTCTATGTGGGCAACGGCCGGGTGTTCGGATTCAAGGACGGAGTCGGCGGGGTGGTTCAGCCGGCGGTTCCGCTGACGCGCGCGTGGAGGTCTGTGTAATGCCGCAGATGCTTCCCGCCGCCGCCGCATGGGTGACGGCCGCCACGGTGACCGCGACGGGCATCACCAGTCTGGCGTTCGCGCAGGGCGTCTACGCCGCCGCGACGGTCGCGCTGAACGTCGGCGTGGCCGCCGCATCGACGGCCGTGGCGTCCCTGCTCCAGCCGTCGGTCGGCGCGGGCGGGCGGATGGTCGACATCAAGTCGGACATCAACGCCCCGATCAGCGGCTTGATGGGCCGGTGCAGCACGGGCGGCCGGCAACTGCACATGCGGACGTGGGGCAAGGAGAACATCTTCTTCTCGCACGTCATCCATCTGTCGCTGGGGCCGATCGAGGGGGTGGAGTCCTTCACCGCGAACGGCGCGGCGGTGACCTTCCCCGGCGCGCAGGGCAAGGCCACGTCCGGCCCCTACGTCGACAAGATGTGGCAGACCTACAAGCTGGGCCTGCCGACCGACGGGGCGCTGGGTCCGCCGACGGGCCAGCCGGAAGGCGCGCCGGGCCTCGACGAATGGACCGCGGCCCACAAGACGAGCGGTCACGCCCTTTGCTTCTGGACGATGCGGACCAACTCCAAGTTCGCGTCCTATGAACAGGGCGTCCCTGATCCGCTGTGGATCGGCAAATGGATGAAGCTGTGGGATCCCCGATTCGACAGCACCTGGCCGGGCGGTTCGGGTCCGCAGCGCCGCGACGACTGGACGACGTGGGCGTGGACAGAGAACCCGTATATCCACGCGCTGGCGTGGGTGCGGGGCCACCACAAGAACCTGACGGGCGGGCTGATCGACCGCAGCCGTCGTATCGCGGGCGTCGGAGCGCCCGACGCCGCCATCGACATCGCCGGCTTCGTCGAAGGCGCGAACATCGCCGACGCCAACGACTGGAAGATCTGCGGCGAATGGACGACGGCCGACGACAAATGGCATGTGCTGGCCGCCATGCTGCAGGCCGGCGGCGGCGTCCCTCTGAACCGGGGCGCGCAGATCAGCTGCAAGGTCTCGACGCCGCGCGTGTCGATCTACACCTACACCGGCGCGGACCTGATCGGCTCGGCGAACATCCGGGTGATGACCTCGCGGCGCGACCGCATCAACACGATCGTCCCGCGCTACCGGGAGGAAGCCCAGAAGTGGGAGGTGGTGTCGGCCGGGGCGGTGACGGGCAGCACGTGGCTGGCCGAGGACGGCGACGAAATCCGCTCACGCGAGATCACCTACAGCTACGTGCCCGCCGCGCGGCAGGCGGCCCAGCTCGCGGCCTATGACATCGCCGCGACGCGGGAGAACATCACCGGCGGCCTGCCGTCAAAGACGCATCTGCTGGGCCTGCGGGCGGGCGACTGTTTCACCGTCAACGAACCCCAGATGGGGCTGATCAACCGCAAGGTGGTGGTCGGCCGCCGCGCCTATGACCCACAGTCGGGCGTCGTCACTCTGGAGATCGAATCCGAGACGGACGGCAAGCACGACTTCGCCCTGGGCCGGGTCGCTGATCCGCCGCCGACGCCCGGACTGGACGTGGTCGATCTGGCCCCGGCCACCCCGGATGCGGCGGACTGGGCCGTCACCGTGCGGGCGGCCGATGCGGACGGAACGCTGCAGCCGGGCCTGATTGTGGCCGGGGTCGTCAACAGTGAGCGCGCCGCGACGGTCCTTATCGAATACGCCCTCGACGCGGGCGGGCCGTGGATTCAGGCCTATGCCGGGCCGGGGACTGCGGAGACGTTCGAGATCAACGGTCTGGCCTCAGGCACGGCCTATTACGTCGGCATCACCTATCTGACCCGGACGGGGCGGCCCAGCACGCGGCTGGTGTTGGGGCCGTACACGACGAGCGGATTGTCGCCAACGGCCGAAACGCCGGGCGGGATCACCATCACCTCGGCGACGCTGGTCAAACAGGTTCAGCAGGACGGCCATGTCCGCACCCTGCTGAACGTCACCTGGACTTCGGCGACCAAGGGCGTCGGCTATCACGTCGAGATCACCCCGTCGTGGGATGCGTCGGCGTTGTGGATCGAACCGGCCGACGGCCTGTCCCTGAAGAACTACGGGATCTCGACCGGCTACAGCTATTCGATCCGGGTACGCGCCGTGTCGAAGACGGGCACATTCGGGCCGTGGTCGTCAGCCGTTTCGACGGGGACGGTAGCCGGCGACACGGTTGCGCCGGGGCAGGTGTCGAGTCCGGCCGTGACGGCCGGTCCGCGCCTCGTTCACATCGAGTTCGACCTTCCCGCCGACGCCGACTATTCGCATCAGCGCCTCTATCGTCACACCTCGGCCACCTATGTCGGGTCCAGCCTGATCGGCAACGTCTTCGGCACGGCCTATGATGACGTGACCGTCACGCCGGGGACGCTCTATTACTACTGGGGCCGATCGGAAGACGCCTCGGGCAATCTGAACGCCACCTACACCTATCTCGGCGCCGCCACGCCGCGCTTCGTGACGGGCGGTCTGGACACCGATCCGCTGGACCCGGAGATATCGAACCGGCCTCGCGTCCTGACGGACAACCGTGTGGACCTGTCGGACTTCGAGCTTCGGGACGCGGGTTGGGACGTTCTTTACAACCCGTCCGCTCTTGCCGTGACGAAGTCGGTGGGCGAGGCGTCCGGCCGCCGTTACGCGGAAGCCGCCTTCACCGCCACCGTCTCCGGTCAGATCGTGTCGGTCGGAACGCCATCGGCCTATCGCTTTCGCGTCGAACCCGGCGAGCGCCTGTCTGTTCAGGTCCGCCTGGGCGCGTCAGGGCCGGTCGCAACCGTGACGCCCGCCATCCGGTTCTACACGGGGCAGAGCGGATCGGTCGTTTCGACGGTCAATATCGACGCACCGATGGCCGGACCTCAGAGCTTCGGAACCCAGCGTCAGACGTTCGTCACCGTGCCATCGGGCGCGTACTGGGCGGAACTGGAAAGCTACGTCGAATCGTCAGGCGCGGGCGCGATCACGAACCGGCTTTGCGAGCCGATGGTCACGCCCGCCTCGGCCGTCCAGACCGCGCACCCGCCCTATTCTCCCGGCTCGGCCGCCACGCCTGCCCGCGTCCAGTATATCGACAATGCGGGCCGGGTCGTGGACGGGCGCGGCCTGCCGATCAACGTCTCGGGCTATGTGCTGGACCCGGTCGTGCAGATCGCCGCCGGCAGCCCGCCCGACACCAGCATCGGTCTGGTGGGCGGCACGGTGACCCTGCAAGGCGGTGAGACGATCAGCCTGCCGTCAGGGTCGATCAGCGGGCTGTCGGCGGACACCACCTACGCCGTGTTCCGCGACTTGCAGGCCGGGGCCTATGTCGCCGTGGCCAGCGGCGCGACGGGCTATTTCACCGACGCCAGCCGCTACCTGCGCCTCGGCGCCCAGACGACGGCCGCCGATGCGGGCGGCACCTACACGCCGCCGACGCCCGCGCCGCCCGGATATCTCGGCGGCGGCGGTCTGGCCGATCGCTACGAAGATTCGGGACCGATATGATCACCGACATCACCGACATCACCGATCAGTTCGCGGATCTGAACCAAGGCGACCTCGTCTTTCGGGCCGGGGACGGCACTCTGGTCAAGGTCAGGACGACGCCCAGGGTCATGTCGGCCGACCGCGTGGCGTTCAGCATCACCGGCGCGTGGGCCGACGACGAGACCGCCAAGGCCAAGCAGTTCGGCGACGGCCATTTCATCGGCCGTCCCTATGATGTGACGATCGAGACGGACGGCGAGGTGGATGTCGCCGCCGTGCTGGCCGAGGCCCGCGCTCTGGTGGTGGCGCGGGTGGCGCGCGCCGCCGCCAACGTCCGCGCCGTTCGGACCCTCTCGGGCGTCAAGCCCGCCTGACGACAAACCGGGTTCGCCCGCCGATTCCCGATAGGAGACGCCATGGCCGCGCATGTGCCCGCCGTGACCCTGAACGCCGTCCTGACGGACGCGGACTGGGTTCAGGATTTCGAGTTCACGGACGACGGCGTGCCGCACGACTTCGGAGCCTCGACCTTCAGCCTCGCCATGGTGCCGGTGTCGTCTTCGGCCGCCGCGGCGGGCTTCATCCTCAACACCGCAGGCGGCACGCTGGAACTGCAGGGCGCGCGGATCTGCGTCCGCGTGCCGGCGGCGGACATGGCCGACCGACGCGTCGGGGATTATCGCTGGGAGCTGCGCGAACATCGCGCCGATGACGGCGTGATCGCCCTGGCCTTCGGCGAGGTGACGATCAACGCCGGCCTGTCGGCCTCGGTCGACGGCGTCCCCGTGGTGCGCAGCCGCCCGGTCGCAGGGCTGGGCGGCACCGTCGTCATCAATACGCCGCCCGGCGGCCCGATTCAGGTTGCGCGCGGCGTCGGCGGACCGGTCGGCCGGTCGGCCCTGCAACATCTGATCGCCAACGGCACGCTTTCGGTCGGCGCGACCGAGGCGGACTTCGAGGAATGGCTGCGGCAACAAGCCGAGGAGGCCATCGCCAAGTTCACCCAGACCGTCGCCAGCCCTGCCACGGTCTGGACCGTCAACCACAACCTCGGCTCGCGCCCCCACGTCACCACGCTGGACCCGTCCGGGTCCGTGATGTGGGGCGAGGTTCAGCACCTCTCGGACGACACAGTCCGCATCACCTTTCTCGCGCCCATGTCGGGCGCGGTCCGCTGCATCTGACCCCATCGCACAGGAGCGATCACCATGAAGGTTTTGACCAATCAGGATTTTGGGAGCGTCGCCCGCATCGTCGGCCTTATGGCCGCGATCGCCGACGACGAGCCGGCGACCTGGGGGCAGCTCAAGGCGGCGATCGAGGGGTTGAACTGGAAGGACAACGTCCGCGTCGCCGCGCCCGCCAACATTGATCTTTCGACGCCGGGCGCGACGATCGACGGCGTCACCATGGCGCCCGGCGACCGGGTTCTGGTCAAGGGGAACAGCACGGCGTCGCAGAACGGCATCTACGTCTGGAACGGCGCCGCCGTCGCCATGACCCGCACGCTGGACGGCAACACGGCCGACGAGCTGGAAAACGCCATCGTCGGGGTCGATGAGGGGGCGACCTTCGGCGGCACGACGTGGCGGCAGACCCTCGTAAACTTCACCCTCGGCTCGGGTTCGGTCGCCTTCACGGCGTTCGGCGTCGTGTCGCCGCCGGCCAGCGAGGCGACGGCGGGCATCATGGAGATCGCCACTCAGGGCGAGACCGACGCGGGGGCTGACGACCAGCGCGGCGTGACGCCGCTGAAACTGGCCAACTGGTCCGGCAGGCTGCGCCGCTATGCGGCGGATCTGGGCGACGGATCGGCGACCTCCTTCACCCTGACGCACAACTTCAACACCCGCGACGTGATCGTCATGGTGCGCCGGAACAGCGGCAACTACGACGTGGTCGGATGCGACATCGATGTGCTGGGCGTGAACACGACGCGCGTCACCTTCGCGGGCGCGCCCTCGGCCGCCGCGTACCGCGTCATCATTCTGGCCTGACGCCATGCAGTTTCTCGGACCCGATTTTCAGGACCGCAACGGCTTCTCGGCGTTCACCTACGACATCGCCGGACTCTTCGGCGCGCGAGACGGCTGGGACTTCGTTCGCGGAGTGTGGCGGCGGAACTGGGCCGGTCTGGTCGACCTGGCCAGCGACGCGCGCTGGTCGTTCAGCCGGGCCTCTGTGGCCACGGCGCTGACGGCGGCCGGCGTGCTGACGCCGATCTCGTCCGGCGCGGTCGCCCAGACGGATCGCGGGCTGCTGGTGCAGGCCAGCCGTCAGAACAAGGGTCAGGGCCACAACGCGAACCCTACGGTCACGACGGGCATCAGTCTGTCGGGGGACGCGGCGGCGACCCTGACCGTGGTCGATGACACGGCTGCGCTGGCGGCGGCCGGGCTGCAGCTGGTCTGCACCTCGGGGAAGGTGTTCAAGTTCGACAATAGCGCCGGGGTTGCGACGGCCTATGCCGTTCTGCCAGGCACGGTCGGCAACACCAACCAGCACATTCAGAGCTGCTACGGGCGCGGGTCTGGGTCGTGGGCGTTCGGGCTTCATGCGGGGGTCGACAGCGGCGGCGTCGGACTGGCCGCTCTGGCTGCGACCTATGCTCGCCGTGCGGGTTCGCCGGGCGCGGTGCCGACCAGCACCTCCGGCGCGATGCGGATACAGGTTCAGGCCGGGACGGTCCTGTACTTCATCCTGTTCCAGTTGGAGGAAGGCTCCAGCGCCACTTCGCCGATCGTCATCGCCGGCGCCAACCAGACCCGTCAGGTCGACAACGCCGCCTTCACCACATCGATCGCGGCCGGGCAGGACTTCACGGAGTCGGGCGAGGTCGAACTGACCAAGGCGGCGACGACGGACACCGTCTTCGTCGAACTGCACGACGGCAGCGACAACAACCGCGTCTATGTCGAGCGCAGCAGCGCGGGCAGCGTGCGGGCCTATGTTGTGGTCGGCGGCGTCTCGACCCAGATCGGCTCGTCGGTAAGCAAGACTGGCGCCCGGACCGTCAAATACGCCGTGACCCGGACCGGCGACGTGTACGCCCTCTACATTGACGGCGCGCAGGCGGGTTCGAACACGACGGTCGCCAGCCTCCCGGCTATGACCGGGCGTCAGTTGGGCGCGCACCGCGCTGCGGCGTCCGGCCATCTGAACGACTATGTCCGCGTCGGGCGGAGCACGACCTCGGCCATGTCGGCTGCACAGGTCGGCGGCATGACGACCTGATATGGCCGAGGGGGATGGCCGACGAGCGGCGGGGTCTGAACGCGGCGGCGCCAACGCGCTGCTCAATCAGATCGTCGCGGGTCAGGCGCGGGCGGATCAGAGGTTCGAGGAACTGTTCCGGCGGTTGGGGAAGGCCGAGGCCACGGCAGGCGAGGCGCGCGATCTCAGCAAGGAGATGGTCACGATCTTGCGAGAGCAGGACATGGGCGCTCGCCTGACGGAGATGCGGGCCGAGATGCGGCAGGCGTCGGCCGAACTGCGTCAGGACGTGGTGGCCGCCAACTCGCGGCTACGGGAGGATCTGCAGCGCGAGACAGAGGCGCGAGAAGCGCTGGAGGTCCGGCTCGTCGCCCTCGAAAACGAGCGGACGAAGGTGATCGGGATCGCCTCGTTCTTCTCTTGGCTGGCCAAGGTCGGGCCGTGGCTGCTGTCGCTCGGGTTGGCCTTCTGGGCGGGCCGAGACGGTGCGGCGGGCTGATCAGGCGATCAGTTCTACGGCGATGTCGAGGGCGACGGCCAGGGCGGCGAGTGTTTCCGGGTCGCCGTCGCGCTGGGCGTTCTCGAGCTGGCTCAGATAGCTTTGGCTGATCCCGGCGAGGGCGGCCAGTTGGACCTGGCTGTGACCGCGATGCTTTCGCCATGCCGTCAGGCGGCTGTCGCCGCGCAGGATGCGGTCGGCGACGCCTTGGGGCAGAGCCTCTGTCCCGGCCGCCATGGCGGCGTCGAACAGGGCCACGTCTTCGGCGTCTTCGTCCACGCCGCCGGCGTCGGCCGCCGCGACGAGGGCGTCGTAATCGGCGCGGGTGATGACGACGAGTTCCTCGCCGCCGTCCGTGGTGATGGTCTGGGTTCGGGCCATGGCGTTCATCTGTAGGTCGTTGTCTCTCTCTTGCCGATATAGACGGCGACGATTGTGGTCATGTCCTCGGTGAAAAGGACGCGGTAGCGGCCGATGCGAAGGCGGAAGCCGTCGCGGCCCTGAAGGCGCTTCACGTCGCCCCGGCCCGTCATCGCGTAGAGGTCCAGCCCGGCGGCGATGGCGGTCCGCGCGTCCGACGGCAGGGCGTCGAACTGTTTGGCGGCGGCGGCGGTCAAAACGATCGTCTTCATGAGCGATAATATCGCTGCATTATCGCTCATGGTCAAGCGATAATATTGCATATTCTCAAAATAGAGGCGGAGCGGGTCATGCCCTTCATCCACTGGCTGGACGGCGTGATCACGCGCGTCTGGCGCGCCCTGTTCCGGCAGGGGAACCTGCGCCTGTGGGCGATCATCGCCGGGGCGCCGTTCCTGTGCGCCGGGGCCGTGGGTCTGGTCTGGATGATCCGATACGGCTGGCCCGCCGACCGGGCGGAACAGCAACTGACCATTCTCGGCTACGCCCTGTTCGGGAACATCGCCCTGATTGGGATCATCGTGATCGCGCTGGCCACCGTGAAGGTCCGGGCGACCCTGCCGAGCGGCGCCGGGATCGCCGTCGGCGGAGCGGATGACCCCGTGCCGGACGCCGGACCGATCCGCGACGAGGATTCGGACGGCGGCTGGCCGCGCTGGCCGTCGCGGCGCGCGCCGGAGGAATATCGTCGCTCGGGTCGGCTTTCGCCTGACGAGAGGATCGGGCGATGAACCGGGCCGAACTGATCGCCGCGCGCGACGACGCGGCGTCCGCCGTCGCCCGCCTGGATGGGTTGATCGCTGCCCTGGGCGAGGCACTGCCCGCCGCGCCGAAACCGCCCGCGCCCGTCGGCGACGTTGCGGAGGGCCTGTCCCTGCCGGCGGCCTTCTATGACCATCTGCGCCGCACGGCGGTTCTGGGGCCGACGCTGTCAGAGACCGAGGTCGCGGGGTGCGAAAGCCTCCTGAAGGCCGGGGCCGGCGTCCTGCCACTGGCGTGGATGGCCGCCGTGCTGGGGACCGCGCATTGGGAGACAGGGGGCGAGATGTCGCCGAACGTCGAAAACCTGAACTACACGACGGCGCGGCGCATCCGCGAGGTCTGGCCGCGCCGCTTTCCGACCGACGCCAGCGCCGCGCCCTATGTCCGCAACGCGCGCGGGCTGGCGAACCTCGTCTACGGCGGGCGCATGGGGAACCGGCCGGGGACTGACGACGGCTGGCTGTACCGCGGGCGCGGGCAAGGCCATCTGACCGGCCTCGACAACTATGTGCGCGCCGACCGCGAACTGGATCTGGGCGGCACGCTGGTCGCCAACCCGGACCGGGCGCTGGAGCCGGACATCTCGGCACGCATCCTAATCATCGGCATGCGCGACGGATGGTTCACCGGCGAGACGCTGAACGACTTCATCAACACGGCCGCGACCGAGCAGCAGTTCGCCAACGCCCGGCCGATCATCAACCCCGACCGCAACGGCCCGGCGGTGGCGCGTCTGTGCGTCGTCTACCGTGACGCGCTGAGGGCGGGGGACTGGAGATAATCATGCCCCGCTTCCAGAACCCGTTCAGCCTTTATGGCTGGCTGCTGATCCTCGCGCTGCTCGCCCTGCTGGCGTTGGCCGGCCGCTGCGCCCTCGACGCGCGCCGGGAGGCCCGCGAGGCGCGGAACGACCGGACGATGGCGCAGGGCCGGACGACCTCGGCCGTCGAAGCCATCACCGCCATCGATCAACTCGGCCAGCGCGCCGATTCCACGGAAACCGAAGTGAAGGAGGCCCAAAATGCTATTCGCCAAGCCCGCCCTGATGATCGCGATCGCGTGTTCCGCCATCGCGTCTGCATCCTGCAGCACCGTTCCGATTGCGACCGGCTGTTCGGAGCTGGCGCGGCCGATCCTGACGCGCGACACGCCGCACGCTGACATCGGAAACAGCGGCGACCCGGCGCTGGACGCCCAGCTCTATGGCGCGGCCGAGACCGGGCAACTGAACAAGGCCAACGACGACAAGCGGACCGGCTTCGAGATCATCAACGCCTGCGAAAGGCGGGACGCCCAGGTCAGGGCACACATCGAACGGCCGTGGTATCGACGATTGCTGCCCGGCTAGGGCCGTTTGACGAGGGTCAGAACGGCCCCTTTCGACAGGCGATGCGGCGGACGCCACAGGCCGCCCGCGATCCGCCAGCCATGGGCTTCGAGCGACCGGGCCTCCCGGTAGTTCCACGCCTCAAGTCGCCATCGGCTCGCCCGAGGCGATTCCTGCCTCATCCAGCGCATGCCGAGGCCGACGTAGAAGTTCACCCGGCCGAGACAGCCGGGTGACGCCCGGCAGGGCGGGTGCTGGTCGACCAGATAGAAGTCCTCGCCCAGGGCCTCGGCCATGCGGGGGAGGTCGGCGCGGCCGACGCCTCCGCATTCCGGGCACCGCCACTCCAGCGCCCCGCCGCCAGAGATCACCTCGCCGACCGTGAACCCGTCCCTGCCGTAGGCCATGGCGCTGATCAGTTCGGCTGGACGCCCTCGCGACGCAGCCGGCGCAGTTGCAGGCTGGCGCTGAGGCGCTCCAGCGCGCCGGGGTAGCGGGCCTCGATCTCGTTGGCCAAGGCGCGCACGCCGACCAGACCGTCGGATGCGGCGAGGTCGAGGCCCGCGACCAAGGCCAGCATCCGCTGGCCGTCTTCATCCTGAATGTCGGGCGAACCCGGTTTGTCCTGCATCTCACCCTCCTGTTCCGTCTCACGTCCGAGGCGGGGCCGGCGCGCTGGAACGCGCCGCCCTGCGGGCTTCACCCCGCACGACTGGACCGATCGGCCGCCCGGCCGGTCGCCGCCCCGCTCTCGCGAGAGGGGCGACTCCTAACCGTGCAGAGGCAGAGTCCGCAATGAAAAGTTCTCGAAATGTTCTCATCGTCGATCACAGGCCCGTGGTTCCGGCGGACCCGCCGGCCGCATGGCTGGGCGGCAAGCGCAATCTGGCGAAGCGCATCTGCGCCATCCTCGCCGAGACGCCGCATGCGGCCTATGTCGAGCCGTTCATCGGCATGGGCGGGGTCTTCCTGCGCCGCGGGGTCCGGCCGCCGGTCGAGGTCATCAACGATTTGAACGGCGACATCGTCACCCTCTTCCGGGTGCTCCAGCGATTCCCCGAGGCCCTGTTGCGCGAGCTGCGCTGGCGGCCGGCGATGCGCTCGGAGTTCGACCGGCTGAAAGAGGTGCGCGACTGCGACCTGCTGGACATCGAGCGCGCCGCCCACTTCCTGTATCGGCAGGCCCTCGCCTTCGGCGGCAAGGTCACCGGGCAGAACTTCGGCACAAGCACGGCCCAGCCCCACAACTTCGATCTGAGGCGTCTGGAACCTCGGCTGCGGCGCCTGCATGACCGCCTCGCCGGGGTGGTCATCGAAAATCTGGACTGGCTGAACGTCATCACCCGCTATGACCGCGAGGGGACGCTGTTCTATCTCGACCCGCCGTATTGGGACGGCGAGGCCGATTACGGGGACGGCCTGTTCGCCCGCGCCGACTTCCAGCGGATGGCCGACAAGCTGAAGGTGATCGAGGGGCGGTTCCTGCTGTCGATCAACGACCGGCCCGAGATCCGCGAGATGTTCGGCTGGGCCGACATCGAGGCGGTGACAACGACCTACTCGGTGGCGGGCGGCGACAAGTCCGCGACAGCGGCCGAACTGCTGATTGGAAAAGGCATCAACCTGGCCGCCGCTAACCCGCAAACGAGCCTATTATAA